AAGCCCACCCTCTACAGCAGTGACGCGGGAGGCCAGCCCGGATATGTCACCGGAGGCCCCAGAGGACGCGCTTTCAAGGTTGCTGATCCTTGTACCGTAGGACGTGATATTGCCCTCTGCTGTAGTCATACGCCCGCCCAGCGTTGTAATGTTTCCGGCGTTGGCCTGTTCGGCGGCTATAGCACGGGCTTCTTCATCATCAATGCGCCCTGATAACGCAGATTCCACACCGCTTGCACGGTTAATCTCAGCCGTCAGAACGGATTGCAGGCTTTCCACGTCGTCACTGACTTCTACTACTTCAGAAATTTGCTCAGCGGCGGCGGCAATGGCCGCGTTCAGCTCAGCCGCCGTCTGCCGTAGCTGCTTGACTTCGGAGAGGTAGGGGTATTCGTCACTCAGCTCTTCGCTGTTCGGAGCGCTGATATTTGCCCGGAAGCCGAGGTTAAGAGTGAGGCTTGCCGTCATAATGACGCTGAATACCTTTTCGCCTATCTTGACCTGATCGCCCAGCTCTGTAGCCGGGTCATAGATGGTGCTTGAAGCAGTGTAGGGCGAATAGACAAGCCCGCCGTATAGTGTAAGGAGGGCGTCACAGATGTCCGGTGTGGCGTATGGGTTTTGCCCCAGCGCAATTACCGCGCCGCTGTCGTCACCCGCCGTGTAGCTTTCGTCGTCCTCACCTTCCATTGAAACGCCGGTGACGGTTACAGGCGTTCCGGTTGTGATCTGCCCCAGCACTGCCGGTACATTGATGAGGCCGGGGCTTTCCGTCGGAAGGACCGTATTGAATACAGTTTGAATGTCATGTATGAGGTTATGGCCGTCGTCCGTCTGAATGATTTCATAGTCAGGATCAATGACAAAGAAGGTTTCATCCGGGGAGGTTACAAGCGGGACAAGCCGCAGCTTGTTTTCCTCCGTGATGATCCAGTTGCCGCCGTGACAGGCTCCGATATACCCCAGCACCTGAAGCATGGTGAGGCCTGTAGGAAACGGCACCATATAATCTTCACCGGTGTTGATAACGGTCCGGCTGTCAAGGGTGACGCCGATACGATAGGCCACCTCAGACACAACCTCTGTCATGGGTTTAGGCCAGTTGGCCGTGCTGCTTGACGCGCTCACGTAGTTCTGACTTGCCTTCAGCAGGGCGTCATAGCAGCTCACGGTCACAAGGCCTTCATAGCTGGTATCACGCTGATTGATGAAGAACGTACCAAAAGGCTTCCACTCACTGACGTTAGTCCCGTCTGTCACGCGGCCCTGAATAACTATGGGCGACGTGGAGGCTATTTCATCATCTGTGAGGATGGACAGGCCCAGCGTAGCGGAAATGCAGTTGCCCACAGACAAAGGGCTGTTCATCAGCGCCCGGTCAATTACGGGCGCTGATATAGCCGTGTACTCTGTGCCGCCTATTACTGCCTTCGTTTGCAGCTCAAAGCGGCCACGTTTTGAAATTTGTTCCCACAGGGCGCTTCTACTTCTCATGTTCCGTCACCTCTCTGTCATATTGAAGGTGCAGCCGTCGTAGTAAGTTGTCCCTGTACTCTTGTCATAGCGCTGAGCGCCGTATGTGAGGGTTGAGGTGTAGTACGCCTTCGTAAGTACCCTGTTCGTTTTCGGGTCCAGCATGGAGATATTCACGAAAACAGGGTCAACGTCCTCAGCAATGGACCGCATAACGAGTTCCGGCAGGCGGTTAAATTTCACCGTCCACTTATCCTTCTGCGCAATCCTTGTCCGGTACATGGTACCGTCAAGGAGGTTGCGCCCGCTGCCGTCAGCGTCAAGGTCGTTTCGCACGGGCTGCAAGCCGTCCTCAGCGAGAAACGTAGTGTAGTCGTGATTTCCGATTCTGAACACAGGCATCATGGTGCGCACCTCCTTTCCTTAGCCCAACAGGGGCGATTTGTTATTCATGCGTGTTCTGCGGTTGATCTCCTGAATGACAGCTTCGGCCAGACTGTTTTTATCCAGATTGACCGTAGTACCGCTGTAATTCTGGATGGCCGTCACAATAGACGATGTAGCGTTTGTCACAACCTGCGTGACGACGCCTGCAAGCTCATCATTGGATGCCTCAATGGTCGTGCCTATGTCAGCACTACTACCGCTTGCAGCGGCAGCAGCGGCTTTGTAGGGTACCGCGCCGCTTGCGGCGGCAGGCATGGCAAAGGTCACGCTTTCGGCAATGGTTTGCAGCTTCTCAAGCATGGCGCTGAAGCTGTCCGTGATCCGGTCCGTAAAGTCGGCAATAGCGCCGTTCACTTCGGTTGCCGGTACAATGTCCGTCAGCGTGTAGCTTCCGTCGTTCACCTCTTCGGCTATGGCGTCCGCTACGCCGGTCACGCTCTTGAGAATATCCGGCTCAGATTCCTCCACACCTTCACCGATACCGAGGCCGATATTCAAACCTACCTCATCACGGAATACATGGGACGGGGAGTAAATGCCAAGCGCTCTTTTCGCAGAGCTTAGCAGGTTGCTTGCAAGGTTGCTGACCGTATTTCTCAGCCAGCTCCAACCGGAGTTGATACCGTTGCTGATACCGCTACAGATGTTACTGCCGACGCTGTACCAGCTCTGATTTTGCATACTGCTTTTGATACTGCTCCAAGTGGAAGAAGCCGTACTCTTGATGCTGTTCCATGTGCTGGACAGGGAAGATTTAATGCTGTTCCACGTAGAAGTAGCACTACTCTTCATGCTGTTCCATGCGCTGGAAGCAGTAGATTTCATGCTATTCCATGCGCTGGAAGCTGTACTCTTGAGGCTGTTCCACGTGCTGGACAACGAGGACTTCACGCTGTTCCATGTGGTAGTTGCCGTAGACTTCATGCTGTTCCACGCCGTGGAAGCAGTGGTTTTCATGCTATTCCACGTTGTAGAAGCCGTTGTCTTGACTGAATTCCACGCGGTAGTCAAGGAGGTCTTGATACCGTTCCACGTGGTAGTTGTGTTTGTCTTGATGTTATTCCATCCCGTAGAGATGGAGGTTTTCAAGTTGTTCCACGTCGTAGTAGCGGTGGACTTAACCGAATTCCATGTAGTAGAGAGGGAGGATTTAACACTGTTCCAAACTGTAGAGGTGTTGGTCTTGATGTTATTCCACCCTGTAGAGATAGAGGTTTTCAGGTTATTCCACGTTGTAGTAGCCGTACCCTTGACGCTGTTCCATGTGGAAGTCAGGGACGATTTGACCGTATTCCATGTTGAGGAAGTAGCAGTCTTGACATTATTCCAGCCTGTAGATACGGTACTCTTCAGGTTATTCCACGTACTGGACGCGGTAGACTTAACTGAATTCCACGTGCTGGACAGCGAGGACTTCACGCTGTTCCAGACGGAAGAGGTGGTGGTCTTAATGTTGTTCCAGCCGTTAGATACCGTAGTCTTGAGGTTATTCCACGTTGTAGTAGCAGTGGACTTGACGCTGTTCCACGTGCTGGACAGCGAGGACTTAATACCATTCCAAACCGTAGAGGTAGTGGACTTGATGTTATTCCACGCAGTGGATACCGTGGTTTTCAGGTTATTCCACGTTGTAGAAGCCGTTGTCTTAATGCTGTTCCACGCAGTAGACAGCCCAGACTTGATACCATTCCAAACCGTGGAGGTAGTGGACTTAATGTTGTTCCACGCCGTAGATACCGTAGTTTTCAGGCCGTTCCATACAGTAGAGGCTGTAGACTTGATGCCGTTCCAAACCGTAGACAGCCCGGACTTGATACCATTCCACACTGTAGAAGTGAAGGACTTGATACCATTCCATGCCGTCTGAATGACGCTGACAATACCGGCAAGAGCGTTCTGGAAAAACTCAACAATGCTGTTCCATGCGTTCTTGATACCGTTCCACAGGCCTTCAATGATATAGCCGCCCTGTTCCTCCATCTTCGTAGACGGAGAGTGAATACCGAAGGCGCTCTTGAAGCCCTCAATGAAAGGGTTCCAGATGTGTTCTACAATCCACGTGCCGACGTTCTTCAGGGCGTTTATGATGCCGTTCCAGAGGCCTTCAATGACGTTGCCGCCTGCTTCCTCAATATAGGTATTGAAGTATTCCTTTGTGGATTCCCAGCCTTCCTTCAGGAGATTCCAGAAGTCAGTTGCGAGGGCGACGACAAGGGAAATGGAGCCGCCGATCACCGCGCCCAGAAGTTCAAAGGCAAGGGATACGATGCTACCCCAATCGGTATTTTGTACCACGTTCTTCAGAGAGTTGAAGAGGTCGTGGCCCAGCTTTGCCCAATCCAGATTTTCAGCGAAGCCTACCAGTAGATTCAGCGCACCCTTCAGGGCGTTGCTCACCAGCGTTGCCAAGTCACCGATAATACCGGCCCAATCAATGCCGTTCAGGAATTCGGCAATCTTACTACCCAGCCCGCGCCAGTCAAAATTGACGATAGCGGCGTTCAGGGTTTGAAGAATGGTCCTCATACCCGTGGACAGCGCCGTGCCGAGCTTGCCAAAGTCAATAGCCTGAATGAAGTTGCTGATATTCTTTGAAAGCTGACCGGTGAGGCCTACCCAATCGCAGGCAGTTATCATGCCCATGAGAAGGTCATACAGACCATCACCAAAGGCTTTGCCGTCGAAGGTTTCAAAGAAGCCCGTCAAAAGCTGAAGCAGGATCGCAAACTTCGCCATAAGCAGCGTACCGAGGTTGCCCCAGTCTACGCTTGTGATGATGTTGTTGAGCATGGTAGCAAGGTCGGAGCCGAGGGCCTTCCAGTCAAACTTCTTGATGAAGGTAGCAAGGAAGGTCAGCGCACCGTTGAGGTAGTACCCGATCTTCTGACCGATACCGGCCCAATCCACAGAGGCCACCATACTATTGAGCTGATCCGCAAGGGTTGTGGCTGCGGCTGCCCAATCACCGGCCTTGAGCTGTTCCACCATGAGCTTTGCCCAATCGGGGAGGGTTACTTCAGGCAGCTCAGCGCCTACGTCACCGGCACTGCCGCCACCGCCTCCACCGTCAGAGCTATTGTCACTCAGGATATTCAGCTCATCGAAGGACGCAAGCTGCCGCTTCAGGTCCTTTGCTGCGCTTTCCGCAGCACCACCCGCGCTGCTGATCGCCTTTGTGGCACTGCTGCTGAAGATACCGAACAGCTTCAAAAAAGAAGTGACGTAGGCCACGGCCTGCGCCACAAGGTTTATCAGCTTTGTGATTATCGGCCCCAGCAGATTACCAATACCGGACCAGCAAGCGGAAAGCTGGCTTGCAAGCTGCTGATTCTCAGCCATATAGGCGCTCACTGCTTTTCTCAGGAGCGCATAGACGCCACGTGCGCCAAGCAGACTGAGGGTAAATTTCTTTGCGCTGGAAATGAGGCCGCTAAACTGGCTCTTCATGGACTTGCTGTGAGACAGCATTTTTGCCAAGTGGGAAGCGGCAGACCGGATACCGGATACCAGCGCACCGGCTGCGGATTTTGCAGCCCGTCCGATGTGAGACGCCACGCTGCCCGCAGCGGAGGCAAGGCGGCGCATGAGGCCTTCAGACTGACTTGTGCCGTCCCGCATTTCAGCAAGACGGGCCTGAGCCGCCGACAGTGTAGCTTCCATCTGCGCAAACTGCGACGTATCCACGCCCATTGTGAACGCGGTACCGTTGGCCTGCATGGCTGCCTGAGTACGTTCATAGCGCTCAAGGGTTTCTTCGGCTACCCGTATATCGTATTGCAGGGTTTGCCACTGCCGGGAATTTTCCTTCACGCCGGTTGCCTGCATCTTGTCCTGCTTGTCATAGAGCCGGAAAAGAGCCTGCTCAGCCTTCTCAATCTGCCGTGTGACTTCTTCGTATTCTTGTGTGGGGTACTCAGTACGGCCTACAGTTTCAAGCCGTTCCTGAAGCTCAGCAAT